ATCCTCAGGTTTTATTTCTTTTTGTGCCAAATCATTAAGTTCATTTACAAACACACTTAACTTTGGTTTCATGCCTCCTAATACCCAACATGCTATCATACGTGTAAAATCGAGGGGTACTTTTTTTGTAGTAGTACTTATCATATCATTTATAGTTGCGGAGATGACTTGTAGTGGTATATCAGCACCAATTTTTATGGTACCTTTATCTGTTAAATAACTTCTATAACCAGCCAAATTTGATAACTTTTCATTCCAATCACAGTTATAACCATCAGTGTATTGAGGATGCCTAAAATATTCCTTTAATCTATCAGAGTCAATACCCTTACTCTTTAATTCTTTTTTTGTTTCTTCAGGAATTTTTTCACTTAAAGACAAATTTTTAATTTTTTGTCCTTCTCCTTCTGAACCGTAATAATCATATGATGAAGGAAATGCTTGTTCTATACTTATTGTTGAATTAAGTTTTTGAACTTGGTCCCACAATATATGTTGTATTTCATGTACAAATGTATCTTCAGATTTAGCCTCAACTTTTTTAATATTGTAATCTTTAAACACACTAAAATAATAGTTTATATTAACACATACAGTATATTTTGGACAATCTCCGTTAATATACATTGTAATCCCCTCAGAGTTTTTAACTACCCAACCCTTTTTCTCAATGTTATTTAATGCGTTAAAATATTTATCCATTAAATTACTTAGAGTAAAATTTGATAGAAAGTCAAAAAATGACATATTATCCCATATTTTTTGTTGAACTTTAGGGTTTTTTAGATATTTCCTCCAATAACTTATCGCATATTTAAAACTACCATTCAATGCATTAGGTATTAATACTTGTTTTACCCCCACATCTTCTTTGGGCGACGATTTATAATCCATATCAAAACGTGTCTGTGAATCAACTTTACATGTCTTAGATATTTCCTCACAAGTTTTTAAAATCATAGTGGCGACCGCTTCTTTCATTTTTGATCCATATCCAGTAGTTTCACCCACATTATAACCATCTTTTTTTAACTGTATCCATAACTTATTAACTGTATCTATACCAGAATTTTTACCATATTTCCAAAACGCCAACGCTTTTGCGGTTTCATTACCAAAATCCCAATCTTTAGTAATATCCCAACCTAATACAATTAAAAAGTCTTGTACTCCTCCCGCACCTTCAAACGGGTTAGGCACCCTTTTATCATTGTAATAGTTTTGGGCTGCGATTTGTTTATAATACCAACATCTGTTAGTCGTTGCACTAACCTCTTCAACAAGTAATTGACTTTCATTAATAACCCTCTTTACTATTCTAAGTAAATCAGATTCAGTTAATTTAATTATTTTTTTCCCATTCATAATCTTACATTACTTTAATCTATGTGGAATATTTGGTTGGTTTTAATTTTTGATCATAATAATCATCACCATCGAAACCGTATTTTCTAATTATCATACCTTGTTTGTTTCTTTCCACAATTTCCCAACCGCTACCATCAAACATTTCGTAATAAATCCATGGTCCACCGGGTTTGTTATGGTGAACAAACACATCGCCACCATTGTCAATTCCAAAGATTTTTAACTCCATACCAAATATAACTTCGAGTACTTTTTTAATCTCACTATTAGTTAAACCCATTTTATACATATCTGTGACGTATGGTGGTTTTACTATGGTAGCAATCTTTTTATAAAGATTATTCTCTACATCTTCTTTAAGTATTTTTTTAACTATATTTTTTATTAGTATTCTATTCATATTATTTACATTGTCCCTAAAATAAACTTCTAACTCCAACTCCCTTTGTTCTGGCGATGTTTATATTAAATGCACATAATAAATATTTAAGTAACCATATATCCAACTCACGAATGAGGTGGGGATTCATATATTAATTCCTCAATAATTATTATTTTCAATTACACGAAATTATCATTTTACCCCAACTCATTTTTCCACATGAGGCTCTACCGCGATATGGAAGAACTATATTAAATTTACAAAATATCATTTTAAGTAAGTATAAACCAATTAATGTTACTAAACCAATAGTAAATATTGATAATACCAATGCCGGCATAGCAAATCCTCCAAAAAGAGTGATAACTGTCATGCTAGTACCAAAAAATTCATTAATCATTCCTTCACTAACTACTTCAGATGAGGTACCATTTGACAACATTAGTTCATCTGCCTCAGATTTTTTAGATTTTATATTTTTAAATAATTGTTTTAGTTCCTCAATAGTTAATGTACTCAAAAACACCATAAATTTATCTATATACTCTTTAATTAAGTTAATAACCTCACCAACCTTTCCGGAAAATTTGTTTTTAATTGATGATCCAATTTTATTTTCAATATATCCATTAATATCACAAACTTCCAACATATTTTTACCAGATAATTCTTTTGTTAAATTCTCAGTACTACTCAAACTATCATTTGATATTCCAATTTCAGCCATAATATTATCACCACCATCAGATTTAAGTTCGTCAATCAATGTGTCAAATTTGTCATCGTAAATATCAAATTCTCTAAGTAATGTTTTCTGTTCACTTTTAGTTACACCCATTTCATATTCGAAAAGGTATTTAATTTTATCAATTTGTTGTTCTATATTACGTTTCATATTTATTTTATATATAAATATGCCATTAAACATAAAAATCCGTATGTTTCTCATACGGATTGTTTGTTTCAACATACTAATAAACTAATATTTCGAATTTACATAAGGATTAATAATAATATGTTTGTCCTTTACAACCAATTTAGGGTTGTCCCTTTTTTTTTCAATCAACTTTTTAGTATATTTTGTAATCTCATTCATAATGTGAGTTGTCACTTTCATTTCTTTATGTTTAACCATTTTTTTTTGTTTAAATAAATTTAATCTTCTTTCAAATAATCCGATAAGAGTAGAATGAGAAACCCAGGAATTGCTACAATTGCCGCAGGAATTAATAGTACAAATGATATTATATGTAAAACAGAGAATGAAGATTTCTCTTTGATAAAACCGTTTCGACTTATTGTCTTCATTGTTTCTACTAGTGTGGGTTCAGTAGAATCTACTAATGGTTCTATTATAGGTTTTTTTTTGATTTTAACTTTTGGTGTTTTTGTAGGTCTAAGAACATCTTTTTTATTTGGTAATGTTCCACTTAAGATTTCTTTCATTTTTTTAGTTTTTTGTTATTTTATTTATTATCTTCATTAAACACTAATAGATATATTATTTTATACCCCATATTAAGGACACACGCTAATCCAATCCCCATTATAAATGAATTCATGCTGGTAACTTCCTCTCTTAATCCATATCCCCAACCTAAAGCAATAATCAAATTACCAAATAACATAAAGAATAAAATTGCTTGACTTGCTAGTGGTGACATCTTTGGTACCATCTTTAATGCAAATCTATTAAAAGGGATTAATAGAATTAATAGGGCTAATCCGAGTAAAAAATTCATAATTTATTTAATTTGGTATATTTAAAACTTTTTATAATAAACTCTGATGAACCAAAATCACCCCACTTTATTGTATTTCTCATTTATATGGTTTTGAGGTATCCCAAGAATATGTGGTAACGTAATTGTTATTATTACCTGTACCAGTTTTTTTAGGGTCAGGAACCATTCTGTCATCCATAACACACCCACATATACCACTACCACCATTTAATGGGTTACACGAACAAATAGTCCCATATGACACTTCGTTAGGTAACATACTCAAATGATCCTCAATAGGTTTCGTACCACACGGTATTGATGATATATCACCAAAAGGATACTCTGGTGTTTCTGACTCAATTACCTTTTCATATGTTTGGATAAACACATCTTCTTTACAAGGGTAATACTCACCTTTCACACCTTTTATAATGTAATCCCCAATAGTGGCAACGTGTTCACCTTCCATTGTTTTAATGACTAACCCACCATTAACTCTACTATGATCAATATAAAAAGGTTTACCATCTAAAAATGACATAGTTTCATTAACAAACTTATCAGATGTTAGGAAATCAATCATTTCTTCAGGATTCTCACCAGTCCATTGGACTGCGTCAATTACTACAGGTTTTTTTTTATATTTCATTTATCTTATCATTTAATTCGTTTATTTTACCATCCACATAATTTTGGATCCCATCTATTGATGTTAAGAATTTATTCCTAAGTTCATGAAACTTTTCGTCTTTAATCTCTTCAAAATTAGAGTAATGTTTAAAACAGTAATCGATACCTTCATTTTTCATTCTGTATCTAACATTCTCAAAATTTTCTAATTCTTCGTATACCTCATTGTTTTCCATATGTCAAATATATTGATTATATTTAACAATGTCAAATAAAAAAACCCAACTAAGTGGGTTTGTTGTAATTATTTTTTCTTTGGGCTTTCATTCTCTTCGACAAATTCTTCAGGTATCTTAGTGTCCTTTAAAAATTTGTTATGTGATGCCTTATAAGATTTTTGTGTTTCATCATCAGCATCTTGTGTATATTGCCAGTTCCAATATAAGTCTTCATTCACTTTAAAACCATAATAATGGTGAACACCCTTTTGTGTTTCAATTACATTTGCACCATTCCAATTCTGTCCAACACATATATATCCAGACTCAATGTCTTTAATAAGATTTGATTCACCTAAGGTAGTATGTCTATTTTGAATCCAAGTTAATCTTTCGATTAGGTTTTGGTAATACATATTTGTTTGTCCCCATCTAACAGATGAAAAGAATACAACTGCGTCAGACTCAAACAATTCCTTACTGATTTTCCAAAGTTCATCAGACGGTTCGTTAATATTAACCCAACATCTGTGATTTCCTGATGGGTTTTTTGTTTTATCTTTAAGTAATGCCTTTAATAGTCCACAAGAGTTACCTTCTGATCTGGAAACATTACCTTCACAAGGTAAAATTTTTAATTCCGTAATATCAATAAAAGTTGCCTTATCCCCTAATTCTTCTTGTATGTACATTGCCAACAATTTAGATTTAGGTATATCTAAATTTTTAGAATCAAACTGATATCTATTAGAACAAGATAATATTAATACTTTATTCTTTTCTTTTAAAACCTTAACGGTCTTTTTTAACTTCTTAAATGTGTCACTCATACCAAATTTTTCCGATTCAGTAATCACACCCATAATAGATTTAATACGACTTATTTCTTCATTTAAGTTTTCCATATTAACTATTTATTATATCACTTAATTTAGACTTAGGTGCGTAAAGTATTTCACCTTGCCCATTTGGTCTCAGTTGACTCATTTGTTTGGCGGTTGAACTTGAATATCTATTTTCATTCTCAAACCATTGCCCATCCTTAAATACAAATATAGGGTACCAATTATATGAATATACTACATATGTGTTACCAACGTATTCCGCATGTGTATTACTACCTTTAAACGGTATTTTACTAGAAACTAAATCTTTAGCACTATTATTAGCGGATTTAATTTTTTTACTATAATTGACAGTTCTATTTAAATCACCATATTCAATATCACTTTTGAAATTGTTAAGGTATAATTGAAACATCTCAAATGCATCCATACCACTTAAGGCAAAATTATTTTTTAAAAATTGTACAACTTTAATGTAGTCTGTTGATGGGTTAAAACCTTCCTTTTTAAGGGTGTTGATAATATATCTATCAAATTTATCTTTTTTAGGGTCAACCTCTTCTTTTAATATTTTTTTTATTATATCTTTCATAAATGTTGTAATATGTTATTTAGCCCACTCTTTTTTACAGAAGTTTGTTAATTCCTTTGATCTACCTATATGAATTTCCGCACCATTCTGTTTTTTAACAAAAACCTCATTATCTTTCCATTTTTTTATTAAAATTTCTTTCTCAGACTTACTTAATTCAATTTCATCGTATAAATCAATTGCATTCTGTGGCATTGCAACAACATTACCTTTCAACCTTTGGATTAATTTTTTTATGCCTTGTGCAAAAGTACCACCCAACCAACCAGCATCAACTTTAACACAACCAATTCTGTTTTTATTATCCTTTAACCAACCACCAGAAACTTTTATAGTAGTATCATCATGAATTATAAAATTTTTATCACCTGGATCAGAATCGTTAGTAACGTCTTCAGTTTCCTCAGTATCTGTTTCAGTATCATCTTTAACTTCAGAAGACTCAAATAACATTAATTTTTTGATTCTTTTCAGTTCTTCATTTAAATTTTCCATTTATAATAAGTTAATACATATAAATACCACATAAAAATAAAAAATCCACACTTTCATATGGATTTAAAAAATATGACTTTTTTATTCTTAAGACGCTTTATGCTTGTCTATAACTGACCATACGAAACCAATCGCAGTCATCAATCCACCTGTTACCTCAGTAACCAATGTCTCATCAAAATAACCTAACATTAATATCGCACCACCAACAGAAGTTAAGATGTGTCTAATAAGTCCCAAAATTTGTTCTTTACTCATAATAGTTTTTTTTAGTTGTATATTATTATCCTATAAATATCTTAAAATCGTAAAATAATTATTTAATACTAAAAAATTTACAACTATTAACCCAAACTGAATCAAAGTCTAACGTTTATTTAAAGATCATCTACACACCATATTGGTGTTTTATCACCAACGTAACTACCTCTTACATTGAAGTCGAAGAATTCTACTGCCTCCTCTTCGTTCATATCTCTACATAGTATTTGTATACACTTACTGACTGAGTAAATTAACCTCATTTCATTAGTTTCAATACCTATGATTGCCTCATCGAAACCATCTGCCTTAAGAATATCTTCTTCAGGAAACCATTCTAAAATTTTATCTACCATATTTTTATTTTGACTTATTAGATTCTATTTTTGTTTCAGTACTTTTACCGTATGCTTCACATTCGGTTTTTTTTGTAGATGCGCAAGAACTTAATAAAAGTATCCCTACGATAATTAACATTTTATTCATATATTTTATCTTTTAATTTTTTTTGTATTTTTTTAGTAGCCCTATGTAAATTAGATTTAGAAGTACCTTCACATATACCTAATTTTTCTGATATATCTTTATGTGACATATTTTCTATATGATAACATTTAAAAACTAAATGGTACGTAGGACTAAGTTTATACATCTCAATCTCAATATCAGATAACATCTCTTCTTTATATTCAACACCTTCAATAATATCACCAGTTATACTATCAACATATTCGACATTATATTTTTTATTTCTGATAAAATCTATTGAACGATTCTTAAACATTACATAAAGATAACCTCTTAAATTTTTTCTATTATTTATGTGTTCAGGTTTGGTGAATATTTTCATAAATCCAGATTGTACTACATCGTCAATGTCAAAGTCATCCTTAAGATATTTCTTAACAGTCTGATAAGCCAAATCTTTATGTTCGTCATAAAATTTTAACTGAGAACGACTACTAAAATTAATTTCCTCTACATCCATTTTTATTTTTTTATTATTTAGACAAATATAGTATATTTTTTTATGAAAAACAAATAATATAAATTACTTTTCAGATGTTTCTGTATCAAACATATTTTTTATACGTTTTTTAGCCTTTTCACCTAAAGGTATTGGGTTAGCACCCTCGTCTATTTGAACAAAAGTGATGTTAGTTTTAAGTACTAAATCTTGTTTACCTGTATAAACATTATGTGCCCTAGCCTCCATATAAATAGTCACCGATGTAGTACCAACTTTAGTCGGTTTAGCATATATCTTAAGTAATTGACTTTCTTTGACTGGTTTCTCAAAATTACATTGATCAATACTGACGGTAACCATTCTGGGTGTATCACATAGTTGCATCGCATAACCTGCAGCAGAGGCATCTATCCAAGCCAACAATTTCCCACCAAATAAATTTCCGTGAAACCCTAAGTCGGATTTTTTAATTGGGTGAGTGTTAAGAATCTCCATATTTATACACCATTTTATTACAATTATAGATATTTATTTTAATATATAAAGTATTTTTAAACGAAATGAACGAAAAAAACTATCCAAAATACTACAAAAAACTAAGTAAATTTATAGTAAATAAATATACCTATTTAGATGAGGATAATCTCATTAACATATGTAATACTAAAAGTAAATGTGTTAGGACTCCCTTAAAGGTTGATTATAATTTTTTAGAAAACGTATTAAAGTTTAAACACCTCAATTTTGGGCAGATTGGAAGTGTTTTCTCTATATTAATTGGTATAGCATATGACGATTTTAAAGTTACTGAAAATTCTGATTCACCATTAGAATTTGTTTTATATTTTTTGATGCCTGAAATCTATAAAAAATATTACGAACCATTACTTCCAAATGATACTATAAATGAAAATGTAGATAATAGTAAAAAATATAAACTAAGTAAAACAGAGATTAATGATTTACTTTCAGATTATGAAAATATGGGTTATGATGAAGAAAGTGCAAAGGATGATTTAATTGACTTAGTTTCGTATTTAAATAGTTTACCAAAAACTCTAAGATTATATAGAATAGTATGTAGTGATGATATAGTCAACATAGATAAGGAATATGTTGGTTCACACTATTCACTTAACAAAAATAATTTAGTTAAAAATCACTACGGTAGAGGATCCATACAAGGTAGTTGTATGGGTGATAAAGTATTTTTAGTGACTGTAGATGTCGACAAAACTAATATGGATGTTTTAGAAACGTTATCTAATAACATTCTATTCCCACACGAAGAAGAAATTACGTTAAAGAATAAGGGTTTGGGTTCTAAAATTATTAATTTAGAAGAACTATAACTTCCTTAAGTCCCATTTTTCAAAGCAAGTGTGGTTTAGACTCTACCATACCAGATGGTGTAATCTCAACTATCTCAGATTTTAATTGGAAAGTTTTGATAGTGTTTGATCCACTATAAGAAAGTGCTGACTTAACACCATCTGTTAATTTCTCTATAACAATATCAACACTACCTTTATAAGGTATTAATGTAGACTCACCCTCTACGTGTTTTGTTGATTGACCGTGAGATGATTTAGTTTCTAAACTAGCGGAACCTCTATATTTTTTACATAGAATTCCATCACCATTCGTAATAATTTTACCTGGTGATTCTTTGGTGCCAGCCAATAGTGAACCTAACATTACACAATCTGCACCAATTGATAATGCCTTTGCAATGTCACCACTACTTCTGATACCACCATCCGCCATAACAGGTACTTTAGATCCCTTAACACAATCAATTATAGATGTTATATTGGGTACACCGTGACCTGTTTGAATTCTGGTGGTACACAAACTACCACCGCCAATACCAACTCTTAATCCATCGACACCCCACTCACATAAATCAATTGCCGATTCTTCAGTAGAAATGTTACCCGCAATGATATCAACTTTAGAAGGTAGTGATTCCCTTAAAGACTTTATCATCTTTTTAACATTTATATGATGTCCGTGAGCCACATCAATCAGAATGATATTAACCCCACAACTTACCAATCGTTTAGCACGTTCAATGTCAGACTCACTAATACCTACCGCAGCCATAACTGGGATATTGGGAATTTCTGAGTGCCAATCATCGTACATAACTCCCCATTCTTCGTACATATGGTTATTAGTTATATATTCCAAAACTTTAGATACTTGTTCACATTGTTTGTCAACAGTCATAAATCTATGTATACAACCAACACCACCTAATTCAACCATTTTAATTGCCATCTCATACCCACATACTGTATCCATACAAGATGCGACATATGGTTGTAGGATTCCATATCTTCTACTAACCAATGTGGTTAAATTAATACTACCTCTGGTTTCTATTTCTGAGTACTTAGGTACTAATAGAATATCATCGTAAGTTAAGGCTCTCTTCATTTTTATTTATTTTTCTTATTAACATATTATAACCCAAAAAGTCTTCATACTTTTTATTGTAAAGTTCTGCATATTTTTTGGCAACCTTAAGTTGTTCTAATGTAATACAACTTTCAATAACTCTAACACATTTATTTTTTGCCTTCAATAATTCTATTATTCCCATTTTTTATTTTTTTTAAAAGTTTTTTAATGTCCGCACACTTCTCATACTCCTCAACAGATTCAAAATACTCTAAACTTTTACTAAGACTAGATTCCCAATCATCCTTCTTTAATTCTGAAACCATAATAAAGTTACTGATTGGGTTGATAATCCTAAATAAAACTATTTCATCTAACCTTTCTTTGATTGACTGTTTCACTCCTTCAATAATCAAACTATGTATTAACCATTTTTGATTTTTTAAAAAATTTTTTTCATCTTCTTCATCTGAAAAATAAAAATCTTTCATAACGATAATATTATTTTTTTATAAATTTCATATTTTTCGTCACAATAGAACTCCGCAATGGTATTGGATTGTTCCTTATCATAACCAAAATTTTTTATTAGTTCTACAATTATAATTCTTTTCAAATAAGATCTATCGATAGAACAAGTCAATGTATGATCTCTATCATTTACTGTAATTAAAGAAGGTAATCCTAATTTATCTGTTTTGGATGGATAAAACTTCTCTAAAAACTTTTTCACTCTTTCACTTTTCAAAGGATTATTTTCCATAATTGTGTTATTTGAAACAAATATAGAAATAATATTTTACTTATCCAAACTTATCTCATTAATTATTTTGTACAATTTATAATCATTCAACCCCAAATTATCTTTAATGTCTTTAATATCTGAATATTCATTCTCATACTTTTGTAGATACTGTTCATTTAATACTACTAACTCATCAAATAATGTGATGAAATCATAAAATACTGATCTATCTCTAGTGTTCTCTAAAATTTTTAAACTGGTTTCAATATCACCTCTATGTATCTTATCAATTAATAAGTGTGTACTACTTTTTATGATATTAATTTTTAGTCTATCCAACGCACTATCAATCTTTTCCCTTAAATCCCTTAACACAGATATTTTATCTTTCATATCGGATAAGTATTGTGGAGTTAGTTCACCATTTTTATTAATGAATCTAATCACTGAGTTTGTTACTCCTTCATTTTCCATATTACAATTATATGGATTTTTATTAAAAAAATCAATAATCGTTTGTATTTTTAAAAATTAATAGTATATTTGTTGATATTTATAAAATAAATGTTTTATGGAAAAGACTGTAAGTGAGTTAATATTAGAATTAAAGACTGTTTTAGAAAAAACACACGGTGATCAATTTACAAAATTTTACCTATGCAAATTTCCTGATGGAAAATGGGAAGGATTAATTGGTATTAAAGAAGGTGAAGTTAGGAAAACTGGAAGTTACTACAGAATCAACGATGGTGTAGTGGAAGAAGAAATTGTAAATTTGTAACTATGAATATTTTTGTTTTGGATTACGACCCTAAGTCGTGTGCGCAGATGCACTGTGATAAACACGTAGTAAAAATGATTTTAGAGACGGCACAACTTTTATGTGGTGTACACCATATGACTGATAGTCAACGTATGATCTCATATAAACTATCACATAAAAATCACCCTTGTTCCATTTGGGCTAGAGAGTGTGTTGAAAACTATGTTTGGTTGTGTGATTTAGGTTTAGAGTTGTGTGAGGAATATACTTACCGTTATGGTAAGAAACATAAGTCACAAGAGATAATCGAATGGTGTCTTCTAAACATACCTAATATCAAAGAGAATGGTAGTGTTACAGATTTTAAATTGGCGATGCCAGATGAATGTAAAATAGATAATAACCCTATTCTTTCATATAGGAAGTATTACATTGATTTTAAAAAGGATTTTGCTAAGTGGAAAAATAGAGATGTTCCTAACTGGTTTACGATTTCAGATGATTCATCAACACACCTCCAATTGATGTTGCTTTAACCGATAACCTATTGATGATGTCATCACTAAGTGTCCTTCTCTCTCCCGTATAGTCTACACCTAATATACCAATAAACTTGTCATCGATAGTTTTTATTGAGAATAAATATCCCGATTTACATCCATATTCTTCTCCAATGTGCTTTAACCCAAATGTCAATACTGTTTCGTCTTTAAAATCGGTTATCTCTATTATGTCATTCTTTAATAGTTCATTTATCGATTTTGAGAATAAACTAACAGGTATATTTTGAAAATTATTTTGTATAGAATTTACTTTGATATTAACTGTTTCATATATCATTGAGAATTTTGCCATCGATTTACCTGTTGGGTAAAAATGTCCTCCATTGTGGAACTGTATCAACCAAACTCTATCTGCACCTATTTCTTCTCTAATTTCTTCTATTTTATGTGTCACAACCTCACCTAATTCTAGTGTATCCGCCACCATATCAGGTTTCTTTTTCTTATCTAACCAATTTTTAAATAACAGTATAGTGATTGGGCTGATAACACCTGTTATGAAAGCAATAATTAACTCTATCATAATTCCAAACTTTTTTATTATAAATATATGTTTCTTTGTAAAAGTCAGTATTATATTAAAAAAAAATGGGGGATAAGTCCCCCACCTTTAACAAAAAAACAACTACCTATTACAAAACTAACTCTGACATTCCCCATAACATTTTATTAACCTCAATGTTCTGATCGATTGATCGAATTGCTCTACTTCGTGATCTACGAAGATTACCATTATCTTTCGGTGTGATTGTAATAATACCACCTTGTAAGACATTCTCCTGTACTCTATTGAATACACTCCACAAATCGGATCCAGAGTCCTCAATTCTACGAACCTTAAGCATCTGATTCACATCAATCATTTTATCTTCACCCCAATAGTTGTCAGCAACCATCTTAGCGAAGTCGTACTGTTGTGTCATAGACATTTCTTTAGACATCATATCTTGAACTCTACCTACTACCATAGGAATTTTTTCTGTTGTCATATTAACAACTTTAAGGATGTCTTCTTTTTGAAACCCTTTGTGCATTACACGAAACTCATCAAAAGTCTTATCGGCAATAACCAATCCATTAGAACACACCAAACGGAATAAACCAACGTGAAACTTAAACGATGATGAACCATCGTGTGAATTCGTCAAAAGGATTTCTGGGTGTGTGTCCCCAATCTCTCTGGCGATGTTAATGTTATTTTCATTTCTGAAACGTAACATATGTTTTTTAAATGGCATCTTTGACTCATATCCCTTACGAGAACGAGTTTGCATTGCCTGTGTGGGTAACCAACCCTGCTCACCTAACAAATCGATCACTTCCGTAGTAGGAATGAAACGATAAATGTTCGACAAATGGTTTGACGGTTCTTGTGTCAAAGCCGAAGGACAACGTTGTCCAATCTCATTAAAATTTAAGTAACTCATATCTTTTAGTTTTATTTCTACAAATATAAGGACCTTTTTTCAATCTACCAAACATTTTATACTTTTTTTTTAATATTTATTTCATATATTTATTAATATGGACAAACTTACAAAATTTGAGGTAAAAATACTTTCCTATTTGGATAAAAAAATTGACGATACCTCCAATAAGGATCAAGTGTTTAAAATACTTAAAGATGAATTTGGGTTGGATAAATCTGAGGTATTAGATTTATATAGACTTTGGTACTATAATAAAGGTATTGGCGATTACGATACTATGGAAGTAGATAGAGAAGGTCCTCTTCTCAATTTTTTGAATAATATATCTTTATTAAATAGTCAAGAATTAAATAATTATATTGATACATTATATGATGAAAATCGTAATAAATTAGATTCACTAATCGGAGGGTGGTTTAAATTATGTTCGAATTCTGGTGATGTCCCATGTTTAGATTTTGAGGATGGAAAAATCTCAATAAGTTTAGAAAGGGATGACTGGGAAAATTATTTCTCAGGGTTAGGTGATGATGACTTATGGAAGTATTACGATGCGTTTAGTTCTTACAGTGATTCATATGAAGATATAGAAACATCCGAGTTCGATTATGTCAGTACTAATGATGAAACAGTAGAACACTTAGAAACTTTGGCAATAATGTCAGGGTTGTCTGAATGGCCAGGTAAAGACGGTAAAAGTATTGTAGAAACAGAGGTTAGCGATTTTTTAGAGAAAGTATTACCTAAAGAATATTACGAAAGGGTGGTTGATGATTACATAGGTGAGATGAGTATTGTAGTAACTAGGGCTAGACAAGATAGTGTAAGAAAAACCTATAGTGAAGAAATTAAATACGACACCAATAAAAGTAGTTGTAGGTACGGTAATTATTGTATTAACATACCATACGATGAATTAATAGAAATAGTAAAAGAAAAGAATCTACTTAATCTTTCTGAATTAAAAGATGCGGAAATACAACCTGAGGTTGGTTTGGAGGATGCCTACTATGGTGAATGGATGGATAGTGATGGTGTAAATGATGTAATTACGGAACTAAACAGATCATTAAAATCCACAATAGAAAAAATTACTGAATCAGAAGATATAGACTTAGAGGAGTTAATAATAAATAGAAAGTATGTTTTAGATTTACTTAATAAGTTAGGTTTTAAAAAAATATCTGATACTACTTCACAAGGTGAATATTATATGGCTAGAAATGGTATAATATCATTATACAGTAACGATATCGACTTTAAAAACAATAAAGTTAAATTCACATACGATGATCAAACACATATTGTCCCTATTGATGAATTATCTAATTGGGTTTCGGGTAGTGTATTAGACTTAAACGAAAGTGTAAGATACAATAAGAAAATAAAACTTTTAAAAGAAAATTACAACCTAATTAATAAGATTTCAATATTCGATTTTGACGGTACATTAATGAAGACACCACACCCCGAAGAAGGTAAGAAACAATGGGAGGAATTTACTGGTAAAGAATACCCACATATAGGATGGTGGAGTAAACCTGAATCTTTGGACGATGCGGTATTCGATATACAACCTATAGAAACTACTGTTACAGATTACCTAAGAGAGAAATCTAATCCAGATACTTTAGTAATAATGTTAACGGGTAGAATACCACATCAGGCAGAACAAATAGAGGAATTATTATTATTACATAATATATCGTTTGACGAATACCACTATAAGGGTAATGGTGATACTTTGTCTAGTAAAATTAATACTATTAAAAGTCTACTGAATAGATTCCCTAATGTTAATCAGATCGAAATGTGGGAAGATAGAGAACCACACGCCATTGAATTTAAACAGTGGGGAGAAGAAAATGGTGTCAATTTAAAAGTTAATTTGGTAGGTGGTGATAATGAGTTAGTTAACGAGTCTATCGATAAAAAAAAAACATTTTACCAAAAAATTTCAAATATAATTAACCCACCATATTTTTCTGACTTAAAATCTTTAGGTATATCTGTATCTGAATGGGTACCAATACTCAATATTGTTTTCGGTAAAGATTTAATGGTAGATGGTGAAACACAAACTTGTACTGCACTTATAAATAAAAACAATAGTGAATTAGTTTATAGAGAATGGACTAATGGTGATTGGGCAGATTTCGATAAAGGTGTTGAGAATCTACAGATTCATACGATGGGTGATATAAACGAATCAGTTACTGAAGACTTAATTGATAAAGTATCATCTAAATTAAAACCACCATATATATACAATTTATTTTCTATGGGGTTTGATTATTCAGATTCTGAATTAATATTATCTAAACTATTTGGTTTCCACGTATACATTTATGATGATAGTCATCATTATAGTCTCGATAATTCTGTTAGTAGTGCAACGGAATGGAGGGTTCAAACTAACAATGATGATGTTATTTATGTAGAGTTTGCCGATGGGTACTTTCAGGATTGGAGAGATTAATCTACCTTTGGTGAAGGTAAAGTTCTCAAATCTGAATAGTTCTCGTAAAGGTATTCTATAATCATATCTTCATTGGAGTAGTACATATTCCATTTGTTGTGATTAAAGAAGTCTGGTATGTTCTCATCTTCATCATCATAATAACCATAGTCTACTAAGTTTTCACCTTCGGTAATATAATGTTCGTTACACCAATTGTAATATTCACTGTCAATCAATTCTCTATAAGAATCTTCAATGTCTCCCTCAACCTTAAAGGTTACTGTAAGTAGTTTGTCAGTGTCACAAAAAATTTCGTAAATTTCATCTATAATATAATCCATAACATATTTTTGAAAATAAATATGTTAAAACATCACAATGCGCAGTTTTAAATTATATTTTTTTGAAATATCTATCATATGTTTGGATCCTTTACTCTTACCGTCCCAAAATATTATGGAGGCATCTGCGATTTTAGCCATCTCTTCGTTTCTCATATACCCAGCCTTCTTACCGAATAAATCCCACATCGCAGGATACTGTTCTAACTTAAGGTGATTTTCATTTGCATACCATTCACCCATCTTATCTGCACCATTTGCGGTACCAGATATTATAGTTACTTCTTTTTGATTTTTGAGAATTGCATTTAATTTTTTCTTTAGTATTTCGTAGTCATTAAAATTTCTACTACCTGCAATTATTACTCTCATTTAATTCGATAAGTTTATCTAAATATTGTTTTGCCTTCTTTAAATCCTCAATCCCATTTTTTTGTTTCCATCTAGTAACATATTTAACAATATTACCCTCAAAAAAATCTAAATTATGTGAATGTGCATAATCCCACATTTCAATACCTTTGTTGTAGTGGGTTGGGTGGACTACCCTTTCATTTGGGTTAATTGGTTTCTCCATATCTTTTTTTACAAAAATAAGGATTTTTTCTTAAAATGTCAATATTACCAAAGAATGTAATATTCCTCACCGTTATAAATAAAAACATCTTTTGTTAAGTCACCAATGAAATATTCAGGACCATCTCTTTTTATTGCCTCATCTATTAGGTAATCTACATCACCTATCTTTAAAACGTTGTCGGCTATTGCCTCACCCATAGTTAAACTTAGTTCATCAACATAATTTTCAATATCATAACTATAATTTTCTTTTAACTTTTCTTTCCTAATAGTCATATATAACTTTTCGAAATTCACACCCTCATATTTGGTTAATTTTTCGGTTACAACTTCTAATTCGTCTACTAATGAATCATAATCCTTATAATATTGATTATATTCATACTCCGCCTCTTCTAATCTGTTTTCAATTTTATTTAATTTATTTTCTAAATCTTCTAATTCATCATCAAACTCTGTTGAGTAACTATCTTCATCATCACCATAATCTGTAATATCACCTAACCTTTCTATTTCTATCTCAATAATTTTTTTTTCTTTCTCTAGTTTATTGATGTTATTATCTAACCCTAAAAAAGTTTTATCTATTTCTTTTTTAGTTTCAGTCAATTCATCAAATGTATACTTCAAATCTTCGTATTCATCATATTTATCAATATTTTTTAAAAGATTTTCCTTTAATTCCACATCAATTTTAGATTTAAATTTACTTATTCCATATTCATATTCGTTTTTAGCAATTTCAGTTACATTATAATCTAAATATTCTTGATTAATTTCAACATAATCTATTAAAAAACTATTACTAAAAAAATCCCATCCCTCCTCATCTATTTTTTCACGAATTTTCATATCCGCCTCTTTATGTACCGCATCAATGTCTCCAACATAATAAACATACCTAATACTATAACCAATAGAGGGTATCAATACTTTAAAAGAAGTAAGATTAGAAAGATATGTTTCAAATGGTTTAACAAAAACAGGATGTACGTCAATAAATTCTGCAAACGCCAATCTTTTAGTATCATACGATGAATAATCAAAATTTGGTATGGATATATTGTTAACGTCTTTAAAATCTATATTTTTATTTTCTTTATCACTATAAATTAAGATGATTTTTTGTATATCTTCAGGATCACTATTAAAATTGTTAACTAAATAGTCATAAAGTGGTTCCCACTCATCTGTTATAGAATTCTTTCTTAAATGGTTTAAAATTCTTAAATCTAAAGGTGTTATATCATTAAAATCTATTTCCATATCAAAGCATAATATATCTTATTCCGAATTTATTTGGTTCATCAACATCATAATCCGTAATCTCTAAGTCGTCAGGTAAATTTGACTCATCTCTGGCAACTTCTTCATCACCTTTGATTGCCGTAATTACATACACTTTATCAGCGTATTTTTCAATAAAATCAAAACCATCTTCAACTTGTGGGAAGTCAGGATTCTCTGTCATAACCATAAACCATTTATGTATTATCTTAGTTACACTATGAATTTCCTCTTCGTATTCACCATCACCACCACAATAATCACACTCTTCCTCTTTCTCACCACTACCATCACATTCATAACACGATTCTGTTTCACCATCAGAATCCTCAATTTTGCCTTTCCCATCACAATCTGAACATGTTACAGGTTCAGATCCCCTTCCGTTACATTCGTCACACGTAAGATTTTCAGTTTCACTGTAATAATCATAACCCTCCTGAGCCATTTCCATTGTCACAAAATATAACCCATTAGCAACATTTAATTCCTCAGTTAAAAAATCTTTAACGTCTAAATTTAAAATAAAAAGAAAAATTAAATCACATTTATCGTCAACATCTAAATTGAAAAAACCCGTACCAAAAAAATTAAACATTTTGTTATAGGGTTTGCTTTCATTAAATTGTTGCCCCAACTCTATCTTAGGGTAAATATACTGCCTTACCTCATTTTGAAGTTCAGGATATTTTTTATTAAGAACGTTTAAGTATTTTCTATAAACCTTATTATCTAAATAAGATAAATTACCCTCAGATTCATTTAATATTTGAGTTAACTTAATCATTTAATTTTTTTATTTTAACTGTTAATTCACCAGTACCTTTAATTACTCTGTGATATACTTCTTTTGGGATAAGTACTGTTTCTGTTAATGGGATAGGTAGTTGGTTATCTAATTGTACCATCCAATCTGTATGTCCAACACTCTCAACAATCCTATCTTCTTTATCTCTATGCCAAACCAATTCACTATTCTCTACATTATCAGAAAATTTACGAACATAAAAACCATTTATTTTATTTTCTTCAAACGGGAAATCCATACTATCTTTTCTTACGACCTTGACAATGTGCTCTCTGAGAGAATCCTTTTGGATTATTACAATCTATGGAATTTTTATATTCTTTACTCCACTTTTCATTCATCATATCATTATCATCTATATTCATAGATAACTCCATACCATACTTTTTAGTTTCATTCATTAAGAAATCAAATACTTGATCAATATTGTTTTTTGCCTCTGCAATGTGATCTTGTGCCCAATCGTGTCCATTTTCTAAAACACCCTCAACCATTTCTGGATCCATATCTAATAATATATCACATTGTCTTCTCATTTGTTGTAGGTTTGAGAAAAACATATATCTATTTCCTCTATCGTGATGTTCATCACCTTGTACATTAATTTGATTCATAGTTTTTTTAACCATGTTTTTAATGTCTTCTTCTGTTAATTTAACTATTCTATTCATAATATTAATTTTTTATTTTTTATTTACCACCAAGTACCTCCACCTGATAATCCTAATTGTTTTGCATATCTAGGTAATCTACAACTCCAATAACCCGCACTACATTTATCATTTTTCTGCGGACAATTGTGTCTATCAGAAAACGCCTTTTTAGCCTTAGGGTCTCTAAGTTTTACAGACAAATTTGCCCCACCAGATTTTGCGCCAAAGGAAACTTTTTTAACCTTACCATTACACATCACATAAACATAAAACTTTTTACTTCCACCTCTTTTAGGTTTACTCAACTCAACAGTCTTACCTTTATATTCTGCCTCATTTATTTCCATATACTCATTTGGTATGTCCAACCAAACCTTTCTACCCTCATAGATACCTTGTTTACCAATGTCGGTTCTTATAATCTCTTCGTCACTAAATGATAAGTCGACTTTACCTTTGGTGTACAATTCTCTAACTTCATTTATTAAGTTAAAGAAAGATTCACTACCATATCTATAAACTGATTCAGTTAATGGTATTTCATTATCTATATGATATCTTAAACCTTCACTAATAATAGTTCTGTTTTCAGTAATTAACATTCTATCGTAGTTTAAGGATTCATTCTTTTTAGATTTATAGTTTTTAACTTTAATAGGACTTGGAGATTGTCCTTTCCCTGATTTACCATCATTTTTTTCTTTTTCTCTCTTACGTCTACACGCAGAATCTTTAGACTCCTGACTCATATTCGCTGCAACACTTTTTGCCCTACAAACTGGATAACCACCTTTATCGGAATCACCTCTACCACATTCAGGATGTCCGCCACCTTCTTTTTTTCTACAGATGTTAACCCAAGGCCCATTAGGTTGTTTACTACCTTTTGGTTTTTTCTTTGTTCCAAACCAAACTGCCAAATCTTCATCTAATCTTTCCGCAACTTCTATATCATCAAAATTATATGTTTCATTTCTTTTACCTCTACAGTAACTCCCACTACATCTTTTTTCTCCATCCAATCCTTTAACCTTACCTTTACATACTTGAACTGCATAACCGTTAGCGTACGCAGAAGGATAAACATCATATGTAGATTTTGCCGCACTTATACCTCTAGCACATAGTGTATTCTTTTTCTTTTTTTTACCTTCGATGATTTCTTCTGTACTATCTTCATCACCCAATTCCTTTTTAGGTTCTTCATCAGCAAATAAACCAGTGGATTTACCATCATGTCTCATTTCTAGTAACCTTTTATATTGACTTACGTTTAATTTTATTTTCATTTTTATATATTTAATCTGTTCTATAAATATAATAAGTTATCCCATTATACTCTATTTCATTTTCATTACCATCATAACCAGATAGTGTATTACCTCTGTCTTCATTTTCTGCAAGATATTTCTCTAAACCTGACTCATCAAATGTACAGTAATAATCTACTGCCTCAGAAAAACTTATCCCTAAATTATTTATAAAATAATCCACTCCATCATTGTCAATCTCACTAATTATGTCTGATACAATTGTATCATATAACTCTTGTCTCGCAGTGTCAAATAGTTCTCTTAACTCATCACCCAATCCTTCGTAAATAGTTTGTTTGTCCGAAAGTTCTATTTCCAAGTCATTAATCTCTTCTTTTAATTCTTCGTATTCTTCAGTACCAAAAAAATCTTCATCATCATCTACCCTCTCATCTAATTCACCTTCTTTTTCTTCTAAAAGGTTATTTAACTCATCAATTCTTTCCTCTAATGTTGACAACTTATCTTCATATTCTTCTCTACTATCGTACCCTGCATCTGATATTACATCTTCTTCACTCATGTCATCTATTCTATTGTCCGCACTTTCTTCTGCGTATTGTTGTACACCATAATCATCTAACTCTATAAAATCATCAATTGTATATCTATCCATATTTTCTATCCCACCAACTTCATCAACGTACCCATCAAAATAGTTTTCCATTGCATTACTAACCTCATCATCATCACCTATCGCATATATCTCATCTGAAGTTAAATCCTTATATGAATTTAAACCATGATGACTATATTCACTTTCTATTAATATCGGTGGTATGGCTAAAAATAGTGACAATGCAATTTGTTCATCATTATATGAAGAAGTGTCACTTACACCTTCTAAATCTACATCAGTTAAATTATCGTAATTACCTAATTCATCATAATGATTTGTATATAGATGAAGTATTTCTATTTTAGAATCTGTATCATCTATAGATAATTCTTTGGTTAATAAATCCCAAACTACGCTAGCATCTTCACCTTCACCCAACTTTTTGTTAAGTAACTTTAAAACCCTTTTATAAAAGGGAGTTATTTCGTTTTCTAATATTAATCTTCTCATTTAATAATCTATTTTAATCATATAATATGGATTATCTCCACCGTATCTATACACCTGCCCATAAACACTCAATTGTTCAAAATGTACGTTACCTGACTCATCATCTATAAAACTATTCCAATCAAACCTAATATAGTATGGTATATGATTTATTTCAATTTTACCATCATTAGTTGTGTTAATGAATCCTCTTTCTAATAAATATTCAAAAACATCATCTAATTCATCATAATATTGATTAGATAAAAACTCAATACTATATTTTCTCAATTCTTCTATTATTTTACCTTTTTCATCTTCCGAAGAATTTTCATAACTATTAACTAAATCGACTATATGTGGTTTACTAAACCTTTTTAAGTATCCCAATATTTGATCATCAGACATTTCAGATTCTCTCTCTGTCGCCATCTCATCCGACAATCTATCTTTGTCGTAGTCTTCTATAAACAAATAATTTATATACTCTTCTGTACCTATACTAGCAATAATTTCTGTATTATCTGAAAAACGATCACGAAGATATTCTTTGGTAGCATTAACCATATTCCGATAGTCACCAATACAATAAAAATTTTCTTCTTCATAAACATAATATATAGGCAAACCATAATATAATGAAGATTCTTTACTAATTAAAAATGGAGATGTTCTAAAATATTTAGATAAGATAATAACTTCATCGGAAAACATAGACTCCATTTCACTTTCACTTATTTTTACTAATGAATCAACATTTTCATAGTTACCTTCAGTATTGTACTCTACTATGAAAGTGTAAAATATATTCATCATATCAGAATATTCTGTCGTTATGAATTCTTTGATAAAATCAAATAATGGTATATATACAGAATCTACCTTTACCATAGATCCATCAAACGGGTACAATGAATTAGGTTTTTTTTCTAATTTATCTATAAAACGTCTCTGAATTGTATTGAGTACTCTCCTAATTCCGTTTCTATCTAACTCCTCACTTAATATTTCACTAAATTTCATTATTAACCTTTACATTTTACTAATAAATATTAATTTTTGAGTAAATAACCATATTTAATAATAAAAATAAATAAATGTTAATAGTACAAATTAAAAACGGTAACATCGAAAGAGGTTTAAAGGAGTTGAAAGGTAAATTCGTAAAAACCAAAATTGTGAAAGAATGTAAAGACAGAGAGGAATATTTAAAAGAATCTGTCAGAAAAAGAGAAGAGAAAATTAAGGCAATATATAATCAGAAAAAAAAAGAACAAAACAATTAACATGAATGAAGAAGTTTTATCGTTATTAAACGAACAAATATGGTTAGAGAATACGGCATCGTATTTTTACCTAAACCTATCTAAAAAATTTAGTGAAAATCATTATTACGGTATATCTAAATTTTTTCTCAATCAATCAAATGAAGAAAGAGAACATATGGTTAAATTGTTTGAGTATGTTTTAGAACAAGAGGGAAATCCAATAGTACCAAATTATAATTTTATGGATGAAGGGGAATTAGAGTTTAACATACTCCAACTTTTTCAGATGTCATTATCCAACGAAAGAAAGGTTACTAATTCTATTAATAAGATTATTAGTAAGTGTAAAGAAGTTGGGGATTATACGACAGAAAATTTCTTACAGTGGTTCGTTATTGAACAAAGAGAAGAAGAAAATAAATTTAAAGAAATTATTGACAACTTAAAGATTGTTGGTGACGATAAAGTTGGGTTGTACGAGATAAACAAATCATTAAACGTCACTAAAACAGTTTAAGATATTTTAACGTAAATGTATATAGTTTCAAGGGATTCTACGAATTTAATTTCACCTAAGAATCCCTTTTTTAATGCCAAAAATTTGTGGTTGTCATAAATTCGATCGAAATTTAACATAAGTTCTTCCTCTTTGGTTTTACCAAGATAGAATAGAACACACCCCTTTTTTTCGTTAGTTCCCATCTCCCCATATTTTAATAATAAATATCGGAGAGTATGGGATTATTGATACATTTTATATATAAATTTCTAAGCCCTGTGATCCGGATAATCGTAATCATACCCATCTACCTCATTATCACTTACTTCATTATCTGTATCTAAAGTTTGTCCAATACGATTTATTTCCGCTGTTAAATGATCCTGTATTTCCCCTAATATAACTGTATTATTTTGATTACGTATCCTTCTACGAAATCCATTTTGATGATCACGTACCATAACAGGTGTTACATTATATACTGGTTCCTGTTCCATTACAGGTTGATCCATTGGTACTGGTTCTCCAAACCCATCAAATTCATCCACCAAACCAAACAACTTACTATTTTTTGAGGTGTCTTCATCTTTTACATTAACGAGAATACCTCTATTCATCATATCAATAGTCACAAAATTATTAATCTTACTTTCATAAGTTTTTTTCAAATGTAACATATTGAGGTAATTTGTAAAAATAGTAGAAATTATTTTATGATATTCACTACTCACTCTATTACAATATGACAATAATTGTGTTTCTTTAAAAACTGAGTCTTCGACTAACCTTAGTTCTAAACCTGACATATTGTTTGGTGTTATAATTACAAAGAGTTTAGTATTACCACCCTCTATTGAACCTTTATAATTTTGTCCGGGATTGTTCATACAATTTTTTAGTTTTTTACTCGCCCATTGTAAATCTAACTCAGTAATCAACTCTTTTATTTTTACACCTTTAGGTAAAGGTAAATCGCTAAAATCTAATGGTTCAAAAAGGTTGTGACTGAATTTTTCTTTATCTTTCCTAATGCCCTCAACAATACTTTCATATGTAACTTTATAGAACTTATTAACGGTATTTAGGTAGTTCGAAACTAATTCTGAAACCCACTCACCTTCGTTGTTGTAAACCCGTTTAATCTCTCTACTTAAAATTAATGATTCTTGTAGGTTTAATCTATTCTTTGCAATATATGGTACTACCCACCTATCCTTATCCATAAAAGATTCCAATTCTTTAACGTGTGAAGAATCAAAATCACAGTTATAGAAATTATTATCTACCAAAGAAATAACCTTACATAGGTAGTAATCACCCATAACCACTTTCTCTGCCTTAGCCTTTAACTTTTTATTAGTTTTACCTTTAACTATATTATAGGCGTTCATAAATGTTAATGGGTTAAAACTAACACCGAATAAAACTTTTCTGATTTCTAAATCTAAATCAACATATTTTTTGGGTGTGAGTGTCCACATTATATCGTTGTTCTTAGCCCACATACTTAATACCTCTGTAGGTATATTTACATTTGGGTTCAACCAATTAGCCACATGATTAGAGTTCTCAATCTGACTAACACCGTTTCTTAAATTCCACATACTTTTCTTATGTTCAAAGAATTTAGTTAATTTAAAATATTCTTTTATTTTACTATAGTATGTGAAATACATTTCTTTATACTTTGTACTAAAATATAAACCAAAATGTCTAGGACTTAGATTGATTAGGTTTTCCATCAATAACGGTTGGGATAACAAATTCATAGACTCCTCAACATTACAAAAACATTTAAGTTCATCTAATTTTTTAAACAATCTAATGGCAGTGTGTGCAGGAGTATAAATTGCAGTAACCTCTAATTGTTTGTTATTAAGAAAATTCTCAAAAGAGTCCGTATAACATATAGTGTTATTTTCTAAATCAATCCCAACTTGACAACAATTAAAATCGAATCCGTTAAGGATAAAAGCATATCCAACTTTTTGTTGAACTGAACTTATAAAAATTGTATTCAAAAAACCTTCTCTTTCCACAGATACTATTTGATAGTTACTTCCGTGATCATAAGATAATTTAGTAACCATATAACCATCACCCTCAATGATTAAATTATTTGATCTTAATGGTGTAGTTACGTTACGGAATACCATATTATCAGTATCGTCAATAAAAATATCTAAATCATTGATAGGGTATTCTCCGTCCCATACATAACCCATTAGTGTATTAGCAACTGCACCACCAGATAAAAATCCTTTATTAGGAATTTCACCGTACTTAGATAAATCATTAAGGATTCTATCTACAATGTTTTTTTCTTTTAAGATGTCACTATTCATATTATTTATTTTTATAGTTTTTATAAAGGAAATAAGATGGTATTACTATACCTAAGAATACAATTATATAAAAAATTATTGGGAAAATCAAAAGTATTGCAACAATAATAAAAAAAACTAAAACTGCAATTAATGCAAATGTTCTAATTTGGTTTCTATCTAATTCATCAAAATCAAAATTAAACATAATATTAATAATTAGTGTAATAGTCTCTTAGATATTTTGAAACTTCTTCACAAATATCTTTCTCACCAATACCACCAATGAACATAGTTATAACCATTTCAGTAACCTCAGCACCTATCTCATCAAACTCATCTACAAATGGATCTTCATCAAACTCATCAAACTGTGAAGACAATCCGTTTTTATATGTCTCATTCACAATTGGTTTCACCACAGTTTTTTTGTGAACATACTTAGTAACACCTAATTTGTTAATTAGTTCCACACCTGCCTTTAAAGAATCCCCAACCTCACTCATAACCACATATTCGGAATCACTGTGTTGTCTGTAATAACCACAACCTAAATTCAAACAGTTAAAGTCATATTTTTTAGCCAACTGATTAACATCCGTAAATGGATCGATACTAAATTTATTGTAACCTGATTCATTCAACACACCTTTAATCTCAGTTTTGAAATCTTCATCGAACAATTTTACCCCACTACAAACTTCTGTAATCCAATTGGATGAGGGTGCGTCGAATTGAATTGCGTATCCCACATTCTCAAAGAATCTATCATCCGATTCTTTAGAACCTAACATACCTATTTCTTCCTCAACAAAAAAGGCACCCTTTAATTTATCAAAGTTATTGAATAACTCTAAACAAACATAGACACCACATTTATCATCACCACCAATACCAGTTTGTTTATCCGTTTCTGGATGGTGAGCAGTTAACCAACCTAAATTATCTTCTTTGATGGTTAACCTAACTTTATTTTCAATTAGGTTTCTATGTGATCTGTGTACGGTGTCCATATGGGAAACAACACAAGGGAAATATTCGTCCGTAGAATCTAACATACCCTTAGTGAGATAGAGATTACCTTTTTTATCGGTGTAATACTCTATACCGTTAGTTTTTGCATATTCTATAATGTAATCTCTAACCATACTTTCATCACCTGATATCGATGGTAAGGACAAAACTTCTTTCAAAAAATCTAAATTCATATGTTATATTTTCTACAAATATAGGTAATGTTTCTCAAACTACCAAATTTTTATTGAAAAATGTTTACAATTAAAAAAAATAGAGGATATTTATAATATAATAACACTACAAAAAACATTAGAAATTATGGGATGCGGATGTAAAAGCAAAAAACCAGTTGCGAAACCAGTGACTCAAAGTAGTACTCAAACCACTACACAACCGAACACACAAAATAATAACGGTAAATAACGTTTAATTACGTTAATTGATTTGCGGGCCCTCTAGTCGGACTTACACCCCACGGTGTGTTATCTATAGGGTTCGCAGGTCCTCTACCAACATCGGCAAGAGGCCAAACAGTAGAAGAACCACCAGCAGGTGCATCTCCTCCAGCCGCATCTACCTCATCTAATATTTCTTCAGTATAGTCATCTAAACCTATACCATATTCTGTAACAACAAAACCGTAGTTACCTTCTTTATCGTAATAACCTAAGTATATACCTTTATCATCGTAGGCAATAGTTTCATATTCCTTACTATCAAAACTAAGTCTCTTAGGATTATTATCTACCCACTTAAGTATCATCTTATACCATCTCTTAGGGTCATCAACGGTTTCACCAAATTCTCTTAGTAAAACTTTTTTATATTGACTTTCAGTTATTATTATTTTCATATTTTTAAATTTACTCTCGACTCAACCTCATCTTCATCACTCCAATCTACATCTCTAAAATTATCTAATGTCATCTCCTCCATTATTTCTGCGTCTGAAGGTAAATCATAATCTAAATCAGGATTCATAAAATCAAGAGAATTCGAATCTAAATACATTCTTTCATAAATACCATTTTCTACCTTATTTATTGCTTCTTCTTTTGAATTGGCAGTAACTTCAACAAACCCAGCAATATATGTTCTACAAGATACTACTGTTGGCATATCAACTGCAATTTTATATGTACCAACAAAATCTATTGGTTCTCCTATTAAACTATCATACTCTGAAATAGGTATAGGTAAGAATTTATTTTTATAGTTATATAAAAGTATTTTAGTTTCATGATCAGACAAACCTAAATCCTCTATAATTGTTTTTTTTATTTCCTCATCAGATGAGTTTTTCTTACCTAACAATTTAAATACCCTAACCATATATTGTTGGAAGGTATCACCTAACCTACCGTAGTTTTTATCTTCAGTAAGTAATCTATTGTATTGAGTTTCTGTCAATTTTATTTTCATATTATCCGTTAAAAGAAATATTATTTAAATCGATTTCTATATCACTTAAATTATCGTAGTCAGCGTCGTAATTTCTTTCCCATTGTATATCACCACTGTCATATTCTATTTCACTATTATCATAATCTATCACAACTTCACCGTCCTCAATCTTTCTTTGGAAATCATCGTAATTAGTGGCATAAGCCGATACTGTACCATCACCCCAACCACTTAAGTATCCAGTCCAGTTTACTGAAGTAGGTAGATTCATCTTACCATAGTATTCTAAAGGTAACCCTACCAAAGACTTCCAATCTTCCGAATTTTTAATAACTTCCGTTAAAATAGTACTATAGTTGTGCGTTAACAACATAACTTCATCATTTTCGTACCCCGTTAAGGTTCTTATTTCTTCAGCAATTTTTACAAAGTATGGAGATTCTAAAGGTATTTTTAGTTTGAGGTATTCACTACTAGGTTCAAAGTGTTTATTTTTCAAAACCATAAATATTTTTGCAATGACAGGTGTAACTTTGTTATCTATGTTAGTAAAATCCACATCGCCATCTAAAAATGACTTATCATCTTCATTTAGTAATCTTTTATATTGACTTTCTGTTAACCTAATCTTCATTTTAGTTACTTTCTACTTCTTCTTTTTTATCGTCTTTTCTATGTGTACCTATAGTTTTAATAACCCCTAAGAATTTACCACCAAAGGTGTAACCTGCAAAAAGAACCATTGCATATTCAAGTGCATCAATAATAATTTTAAATTTTACAATGTCTAACTGAGTAGTCTTATTCATACCAGCAACCATTAATACACCTAATGTAACATAGTATGCAATAATAGCCCATAATAAATAAATTCTACTTTGAGAGAACATTCCATTTTCTGTTAGAATGTCTTTAAAAATTTTCATAATTTTTTGTATTAATTTTCTCACACAAAAAAACTTTATTATTGTTATATATCTATAAATATTCTATAAAATAAAAAAACCCACTGATGTGGGTTTTATTTTAAAGTACTTCTTTTATCTTATCACTTATTTTTTGTTCGGTAAGTACACCACTATTTCTCCATACTGGTACACCTTCTTTAAATAGTACTAATGTAGGGATACTTCTTATTTGGTATTTAACCGCCAAATCTCTTTCTTCATCCACATTAACTTTAACAACTTCTAAGTTTTCATTATTACTCTTAACTTGTTCAATCACAGGGTTCATCATTTTACAAGGACCACACCAAGCCGCCCAAAAATCCACCAAAACTGGTTTGTCAGATTTCAAAATTTCTTCTAAATTCATTTTTTTATTTTTTATCTTTTTATTATTATATAAATATAAAGGGGGAATACAATTTGTACCCCCCCTTTAAATAAAAATTTTAGAGAATTAGGCTTTCTCTCCGACCCACTTAACTACAGAATTAAGTCCATAAATTTCAGTGATTTTCTGAACAAATCTTTTAGGATTTTTTCTGATGTAACTTAATGATTCTGTAGGGACATTTGTTTTAGAGGGCCCGAATAGAGAAAGTAATTCCTCTTCTCTGTTTTTAACTGCCTTTACAGACACTTTTTTAACGTTTTTCATAATGTATATATTTATTTTTTATAATATTAATGAAAAAAATCTACAATGTCAATACCCTAAAAAAAATTAATCTACGTTAAGAATCTCAATATCAAATATTAATTTTTTACCTGCCATAGGATGGTTAGCATCAATAGTGACACTATCATCCGTAATTTCAGTAACAGTTACCACCATAGTACCTCTTTCACTTTCAGATTGTAAAACGTCACCGACGCTGACACCCATAGGGAATCTACCTTTCTCTAAAGTGGTTACTAAACCATCTAAGTATTCCCCATACGCATCAGATGGTTCGATCTCTACAGTGACTTTATCACCAACACTCTTATCTAAAATACCTTTTTCAAAACCAGGAATTAAATTACCTTGTCCTAAAATAGTTCTTAATGGTTCTCTTCCTTCATCTAGTGAAGAATCGAATACTGTTCCGTCCTCTAATCTTCCTGTGTAATGGACTGTTACATTCTTATTTAGTTCAACTTTACTCATAATATTTTTTTATTTAATTATATAACACTCCACCACATAGTAAAGTATTTTATAGACTTATTTCAAATCTATCTTTCATTATCTGAATTTTGTCTTCAGGTACACCGTGTTCATTTATACCTTTGTGTCTATTCTCTACGATTATTGAGAACACTTTATACCCATATTGTTTTGCCAATTCATAATAACGATCCATTTCCCATTCCTGTGTGAATGTATTTGAGACTGCAATCTCTCTGTAGAAGTTATCATTAACCAATGAATCCTTCATATAAGTTTCAACTGTATCTTGACAGAATTTATGTGCATCTTTGATTTTAGTAAAATCAAAATTATATTCTCCAGTCTCTTTATCGACAAAATATTTGTCTGCCTCACAAACTAAGAAATCGTCTCCCACTAATCTTTTAGCGAATGTAGATTTACCTGAACCAGGTACTCCTCTTACAATGTATAGAACTTTTTCACTCATCGTTTTAAAACTATATACCCTATCACTAAAAATAAAATTAGAAGTGAAACTGGTATCCATAGAGGACTTGTGATCCACCACCAACTCCAATCGATATGGTTTGTCAATTTTAAAACCATAAAAATAAGGAAAAGAATCGTCCCGATTCCAATTCCTCTATGACTATTTTCTCCACTCATATATATTAATTTAAATTAAATTCTTTTTTCGTGATGATCCTTTGGTAGGGATAATTTTCTAATCGGTTGATTTTTTACAATCGATAATACCTCATCTAAAGTCATAGGGTGTAAGTTATTACCATCAACACCTACATCTAATGATTTACCCTCTCCCAATCGTAAATTAGGTGGTAAATGAACGTGACCGTGTAAATGTATCGTACCATCATTCATACTGTCCCAAGATGCAATAGGATAATGCATACATACAAAAGAGTATTTATCCATAACACCTTTACCAACAATAGATGGGCGACGAATATCTAAAAATAAATAATCTTGTGTGGTAGAGAATATCTCCTGTATGTCTTCCTTATTATTACGAATATGGTGATCGTGATTACCATAGGTTAAATGAATGTTCTTACAAATAATACGATTACGGAATTCAGAAATTTTTTCAAACCCACCAAAACTCCAATCCCCTAAATGTATTAAGACATCATTTTCACCAACCACCTCATTAATACTGTTAACCAATGTATCATTCATATGGTTAAGTGTATTAAACTTACGGGTTAGGTTTTCCGCGCCAACCCAAGTTGTAGTTGCAGTACAAATATTTGCGTGATTATAATGTGTATCACTCGTAAAGTATAGTCGTTGATCTTTTTCTAAAACTAATTTCATTTTACAAATATATTAAAAATTTATTAATTAGACAAACTTTCAGGTAAAAAAAGTAATGTAGGGTTCTTTTTTTGTACGTCTACGTCAGGATACTTATCTTTAAACTTATTTACATCGAATTTTTTTGTGATTAAATGGTGTCCATTCTTTGTAGGAATTATTGTCTCAATCTTTGGTCCAACTTCATAACCAATCGGAAATCCAGCCTCGTCAAATTTAACTTTAGTAATTGGTGTACATTCATATTCAATATATGCCATCATTATGGGACTGGCTTGCATCATATCATCCACATCGATGATCCATCTTTTCTCCATTGTTTTTATTTGTCCAACAACAGAGTCAAACAAACCTTTCTGATTAGACACACCGTCTCTAATACGTTCCGCAAGTATTGTCAACATATTTAAAGAAACATCTTTATGGTTTTGTTTCTGAACATGAATGTATGCCCTAGCCTTAAACATCTCACATAATTGTTTTACCTCATCATATCTTCTTTCTAAATGTTCTATCGAATCAATACAATAAGTTTTAATAGTTCTAACTGATTGGTGGTTATCTCTCTCACCTTCTGGTTGATCTTTTTTTCTTTTAAACACATATAACATATAAAAGTCACCCTTTTCTGTGAAATTTAATAATGGTTTAATTAATTCTATATTATCTATCATAACTTTTTAAATTCTGGTTTGAGTGCTTTCCAAATAATTTTATCATAGTCTTTTCCATCCCACATCGCAAACATAATTGCCTTCGCAACTGGATGATTATCTTTAATGAATTCCGCAAACTCTTTCTTAGTCGGTTCCACTTCTATGACACCATATTTACCAAACCTAAAGTAATCATATGTTTTACCTAATTGATTCCAGTATTGGTAATACCCATAGTTTAAAGAACTAACATATAATTTAATTTTATCGTAGAATTCATCTGGAACATCTTTTAATAACTCCAACACATCTTTACCCTCACTCACCATTTCCCATATCGCAGTGGTAGATACGTTAGTCATTATCTTATGTAGACGAAGGTACTCCTCACCCTTAACTTTCATCCTATCACCGTTAGAGAACTGAACAACGAAACCTTCTTCATCATCCCCTATCATTCCCTTCAATAATGAATAGTCTTTTATGCCATCATATTGTTTTACTACCTTAAAACCAATATTAGTTATTAAATTTTTTAATCTGATATCGTTTTCTACACCACATAAATCAACTTCATAACCAGTTTTGGTTTCAATAACCCCAAGTAATACTAAATCTTCGAATGAGTATTTTACCACAATACGATTCTCATCATATATTATCTCAAACAGATATGTATAATCTTTATGTAGTTTCTCATAGTCATAGTTCTTCAACATCTCAAATCCTTTAACCGCCTGATCAGAAGTGAAGGAACCTCTAGTTGCCATAACCCAAACGTCATTGTAGAAAAATAATATACCCAAAGAACCATCCATTTTTTCGTAGACATTAAACTGTTCTGTAGGTGTATGTCTACCCTCTTCGATGTTAAAGAATTTACGGAATGGTCTTGCCACAATATCACCATTAGAGTTTGTGACTAATCCACGACACATTAATGTGATGTCATCCCATAGTCCTTCGTATTGAACCTTTTCAGAATAATTCCAAATCTCTAAATCCAATGTCTGATAGAATTGTCTGAACAACAATCCATCCTCTTCATATTTTTTAAGTATCTCTTTCATATAATTATTTTTCAAATGTTGGTTTTAACCACATATCCCCACCAAACATAATATCCAAAATTTTAGGGTTAAGTATTTTTATTCTTGAAAACAATTCCAAAGACTTTAACGTATCGTGTTTTAACATCTTTAAAAGTTCTTCTCTGATTCTTTCCTTTGATACTACCAACTCTAATTTATCTACAACACTATCCATTAAACAAGTCTCCCAAATCGTAGGTGATATCTCAAAACCTTTAGTGATAGAAAATCTAAATGCCCTAATCAGCCTTAATGGATCATCTAACATAGTTACCTTTGCGTCCAATGGAGTTAACAATAGTTTATTTTCCAATGCCCAAATACCATCGAACAAATCTATAATAGAACCGTTTTCATCTTTCGCCAATGCGTTCAACGTAAAGTCTCTACGAACCAAATCATCTTCCAACTTACCCAATTCCAAAATAGGTTTTCTTGTTCCTTCAACATACCCCACCTCTTTTCTTGCGAGAACAAAATCTGCAACCAAACCAGAATGAATGTGATCTTTAGGAAACTTTGCCCTAATAGTAAAACAATCAGGTGTACTTAAGAAAATAGTAAATTCCTTATGTAATAACCAATCAGTCATTATTTGGAATCCTTCTTCTACGGTTCTATCCAAATTGTCTAAGACAAATGTGAAATCAATATCATTTGTTTCCACACCCATCAATTCATCTCTGACACAACCACCTACTTCAAATATCTTTGGCATATGAATTTATTTAAGACAAATATAGGTAAAATATTTCATATAACAAAAAAAAAGGTGATAAAAAATCACCTTATGTTTAAAATTATTTACTTTCTTCTTTCTTTTTAGTTTTCCTAACTTTTTTTTCTTTAACTTCCACTACCACATCATTAGGTATTTCTATTAATGTATATTCAGGAAAAAACTGATTCATTCCGATACCTACACAAACTTCTACAAATTTTTTATCACTCATATTTTTATTTTTATTTATTTTTATAAACACACTCTTCGGCATTCTACTCCCCGCAGTACGGAATTGTATATTACTTAGCCCATCGTCAGCGGTACGGGTACCGAAGTTTATGTGTTTGTAGTCAGGACAGGAATCGAACCTGTATGAACACTTTGAATTTTACCTACGCACCGTGAGGTAGTGTTCTTCATCATTCGCATTGCCTTTTCAAAATGCACTTATTCAAGGCTGCCGTGCGTGTCACTATGTGTCTACCATTCCACCACCTGACTATGTTGAACTTGTAAAACCCACTTTGCAGCAAGGAAACTCAGTTCAATGTTTTTTGCGTAGTCAGCACAGGAATCGAACCCATTATCTCCCTTATGATCGGGTGCGTATGCCAACACGCCATCTAACTAACTAAATTTTTATTTTCTAATAAAGAACTTATCATTATCCCATCTCACTTTCTTTAGTGTTGATAAATAATCATTCTCTGTATCTCTATATCCTAATGGAAGAACTACTACCGATTTTAATCCTAATTCTTGTAGACCTAAAACAGTATCCACTGATTCAGGAACAAATCCTTCCATTGGTGTTGAGTCTACTTCTTCTATTGCTGCTGCCGTTAATGCGAACCCTAATCCGATGTATGCTTGTCTCTGAGCCCAAGAAATCTTTTGTTCATGTGACATGTTGGTTAATGATCCATTCATCATGTCTTGTAAACCATTTAATGACTCTACAGGGATTTCTCTTTGTTTTGCAATCTCATTAATGTAGTTCTCTACAGAATGTTCTGTAACCTCATCCCACGTTGCAAATACAAGTACTGCGGATGACTCACTTAATTGTGTTTGTCCGTAACATGCCCCTTGTAACTCTTCTTTTAATTTTTGATCCTCTACCACAATAACATTATATGGTGTAAGTCCGTATGAACTTGGTGCCAATCTTGTTGCGTCTAAGATTCTTTCTAATTTATCCTGTGGGATTTTCTCCCCATTCATTTTTTTGGTGGCGTATCTCCACTCTAACGATTTTAATAATTCCATAAGTTTATTTTTTATTCAATTATAACTAAATTTATTTTAATTGTCAACAAAAAAATATTTTTTTGTTGTCAAGGTAGGATTAGTTATTATTTTATTTGTGTAATGTATTATTCTTTAATATATTTTCTACCGTTCTTAATATAAAAAGAATTAATTGGGTATTTTGATATATCTTTAATTTCTCTTCCAAATAAATCATAGTATTTGTTATCCATTAATGACAAAATTTGTTGTTCTTCAACTCCTACAATACTATCACATAACAGAATTGTAATTGATCCTTGTGTAATTGGTAATTGTTGAATACAAACCGTTGGGCAATTACATAGTGTATCTGGTTCAACACAAATTGATAAGATACTCGTAGTACTGGTTGACTCCACTTGACAATACCATATATCTTGAAAGGTTGAAGATGTGTCTCCAGCAGCAAAGGACAAAGACCCTTGTTGTGGTTGTCCTACCGTATCAATCCAATTTCCTGTAATGGAGTACTGGCAATCGGTTGCACCAAGAATGTAAAGGGTAAAGTAAGTATTTTGTGAGAATGTTTTAGTTGTGATCAATAGTAGTAGAACCACTAGTAGTAATTTTAATTTTTTCATAGTTTTTGTTTTTTTTATAAGTATACACATTATAATAATGTTT